GTGCGCCACCCGCAGTCCGTTGACCTGGCCGGAGAATCCCGGCACGCCAAACAGTTTCACGCGCACCGTGGCGTCGCCGGTCAATTGGGCCTGCTCCGCGTCGCCGATGAGCAGGTTGGCGCCGACAGTGCTGGTCGCGACTTTGTTGGTGTCGTCCCAGTACACGAGATCGCCCTGCGCGAAGACGCTGGCGTCCTTGGCCAGATCGAAGACGCCTTCCACCATGGCCTCCGTGCTGTCGCCCTGGATGTGGGTGCTGGCGGCAACACCGAAGATGTTGCCGACCTTGACGCCACCACCGGAATTGACCGCGTAGGGCGCCGTGAGAGTGAGGGTTTCCCCCCGATGAACGAAATTCTGCATCGCTTTATCTCCTGTTCTTTTCCTTTGCCGGGGGCGGCGGGCGCCACCCCCCGAATGTCTCTGATTTCGACGCCGCCCTATGCTGCGCCGCTGTTTTTCTGCATGCCGCGGAAGTCGATAGCCGCGGCGCCAAAATCCATGCGCGCCTTCATCTCGACGCCATCGACCTCGAAGCCCTGCTTGGTCTCGAAGTACACGCCCTCCTGACCCTCGAGGAAGCAGTACTCGACCGTGTCGATCTGCGCCGGATCGGCGAACAGGTACCAGGCCGTGGCACTGTTGTCATCCAGGCGCGGCTCGCATATCGGCACCAGGCTGCGCACCCACTCCGGAACGACCTTGGTCTGGTCCGAAGACGCGATGTTGATCGGATAGATCAACTGAAGGGCATAGCCCTCCAGCGCCGCCGGAACCCCGATGTATCGCGGTACCAGGTTCAGATGCGAGCCGGCAGGTCCCTTCTGCACGCGCATCTGCGCCCGCGCCTTCGTCACCGCCATCAAGGGATTCGACGATCCCACGTTCGGGTCAATCGACGTGCCGGGCGTCCCGGTCAACAGGTTCTTGTGGTTCGCGTGGAACAGGTTGGTGACCGCGGTGTCGCCGGCGTACTTGGCCGCCGATGCTCCCGTAATCACGGCCCAGACCGTGCTGCTCTGCCGTTGCGAGGCAGCCGCGCCCAGTTGTTCCGACACCCGGGTGAAGGCCTGCAGGTCGTCGTTGATGATCGCGCGGCGCGTGATGCGCACGATGCCGCCGAACTCTGCCAGCGAATAGCTCACACCGGAGTCGGTGAGCGTCGCCGTCCGGTACTCTCCGCTCTCGTTCAGTGGCGCAAGCTCGGCCAGATCGTGAAGGGCCATGCGGTTGATCGGCTTGAAGTCCGCGGCGGTCGTCTGCCGGCAGAACGGCCGGAAGGTCTGCGGCATTGCCAGGTAGGCCACACGCAGGGTCTTGTTGGCGACGTTGGCGAGAATCGAGGGGAAGTCCGAGACGGATTCCCCGCCGCCTTCGAAGAAGGACCCCCCCATCCCGATGAACTCCGGAAGCCGGCGATAGTTGAGCGCCTTCTCCGCGATCATGTCTTTCGACAACCCACGCGTGCTGATCCCCGCCGCGTTGAGCGCCTCGCGGGCCATCTCCATCAAGGTGAAGCCCACGAATTCCCGCGCCATCTCCGCGCGCTCGCGCTGCACCGCCGGCCCTTCGTTGCGATAGATCAGGGGGTTGATGCGAAACAGGATCGCTTCCTGCATGCATGCGAGTCTGGTTTCCCCGCCGTCGCGAGTGACCGCCAGTTCCGAATGAGTCGGATGCATCCTGCCATCGGTCGTCAGCTTTGCGGCCGCCACCAGTTGATCCTGGACTTTGATTCTGGCCGCATCGAGCGGTGTGCCGTCGGCGATCAATGCGTCGAGAAATTCCGGCTTGATGCCGTATTTGAGCATGGGTGTGAAGGAGGTGCGGATGGCGCTTACACGCTGCCGTTCGACCGCCGCTCCTTGCGCCCGCAATTCCTCAACGCGCGCCGCGTCGAGTCCTGCCGTATCGGTACGGGCTTCCGCACCCGTCTGAGTCGCCTGTTCCATGACGATGATCTCCTGTTGTGGGCTGGTGGCCCGCTTCGCATCCGCAGTCACTTCTGCGGATAAGAACTGAGTTGAAAAGTCTGCCGGCACAGTGATCGCGGAAACCTCGAACGGTTCCCAATCTTGAGCCACAAATACCGGCGCCTGGCTGCCGCTCGGGTGCGGCGCCATCGTGCCATTTCCGTTCGGGTCCTTGGCTGGCACCTTGCTATAAATCCAGGTCCCGAAACTGAGGTTCCTGATGCGGCCGGAGGCGATGCCGGACCACAACTGGTCCGTATCCTGATTCTCCCCAGCCACACCGAACTGGAGCGTCGCCAGGCCCTTCGGCCCATCCGTCCACGCCTTGGCGACCGAACCGCGCTGCGCCTTGGCGCCCAGTTGGTTCGCCATTGCAGACTTGTAATCGAGGCCGCTCATGTGGCAATCGAAGACGGGCGCGCCCGAGTTCAATCGCTCCATGCGGCAGCCGGCCATGTCCAGGCGCAACATGTAGGGCTCGCCGGTGTCCGGGTCACTGCGCGGAACCGTCTGCCCGCCGTACCAGACGACGTCCACCGTGCGGTTCTTTTCGTCCACGGTCGCCGGCTGGAAGGCAATCGTGCCATCGGCGGCGGCAAATACCACCTGGTCGCCGGGTCCGGCGCCACCAACTGGTGGATTGAGTGCCCCCACCTGCGTCACTACCGTTTCCCCCACGTTCGGATTCTCCATGAATCCCTCCTTACGTCAGATATGTGCGCGTCGTGCTGTCCCAGGCGCGCGCCACCTGGTGAGAGCCCGCCAACAGAAGTTCCTTGACCATTCCCAGGTCCTCGTCCGACAATGCCGCCATGCCCTGGCTCTTGGCGCCGCCGGGCACCGCCTTGCTGGTCGGCGTCCGCTCTTCGGTTGCCGCAGGTTGCTCCTGGCCGCGGAGCGTAGTGTTGCGCGGGTCGGAGTCGAGGATGATTTCGAACTTGTCCAGCAGCTTGTTGAAGAGCGCGATCTGTTGCAGTTGCGCATACGGGTCGTACCCGTTGGCGAGCACCGCTTCGAACCATGTGATGCGGCCCATCCGGATGTCCTTCAGCGCCGCCTCGGCGTCCTTCACCGGATCAACGGACTCAAAGCGCGGCGCGGTCCACTGAGTGCCGTAGAGATTCAGTTTCGGATCGCCCACCGCGGACTCCGGGATCTTACCCACCATCAGGAGCGTGTCGATCATGCGGCGGCGCACCGGCATGCAGAACATCGGGATCAATGTTAGCCAGCGGTAATTCTCGACGGTGTTCCGGAATCCCAACTGGCCGCCGCGCCAGGACGAGTAATTCACCTGCGACATGTCTCCGGTGCCTAGTTCGTAGGGCAGGCCAATGCCGGCCATGATGCCCTGCAGCTCGGTCATCTTGTATTCGCGGTAGCCGCCAAGCGGGGGCGGGTTGTTGAACTTCACGTCCTCGCCCGGCTTGAGGTATGCCACCTGGCCCGGCTGGAACTCTTCAATCGGGCGCCTGGTTCTCGGGTCAGTGCCTTCGGGGAGTCCGAGCAACGATCCCTCCAGGCCCTCCGGCTGCGTGACCATGCCGACTACACATGCCTCGATCTTCTTGCGCACGCGCTCCGCATCGGCGTAATCGTCGAGGTCGCGCAACGCCATCATCACCGGCGACAACCAGGGCACGCCGCGGATCTGCCCAGGTCGCAGCACGCGGTACGAATGCAGAATCTGCTCGGCCGGCACGGGGACGCTGAGGATGCCTCCGCGCGGATTCATAATCAACATTCCGCCCGGATGGTAGGTGTAGATCCAATAGGCGATGCGCCGGCCCAGCAGGTCGAACTGGACGCCCTGCATCACGTGGCCGTTGACCGTGCCCATGGTGCGCGCGTGGTCGAGAAAATCCGCCTCGAGCAATTGAAGTTGCAATGGCACCCGAAGATTGTCCTGCGTCAGGCGCGGACGGAAGCGCACGATGGACTCCCCGCTCTCTGCCATCGTTCGCAGGATCAACGCCTGCATCCCATAGAAGTCCAGGCGCTGGGGTGTGTCGCAGGCCTCCACGAAGTATTGCCACTCCCCGTCAATGATCTTGTCGAGCGCGGCATTGCCAGTCTTCGCCTGCGGCACGATCCCGGTTCCGACTGTGTTGCCCACAAGCTCCTCGACCGCCTTGCAGGCATACGGATTGTTCCGGACGAGGTCGCGACTGCGATTGCGTAGCCACACCAGCGATCCCATCAACTCGACGTTGGCGTCGGTCGATGGCGCAATCCAACTGTTCGCGCGCCGGCCCGCCGCTGCACCGTCGTAAGAGAATCGCTCGGCGTGGCGGCCCATGAAATCCTGGGTCAGCGTCAACACGGCGCGCGCCTGTGCCCGGCGCAAAGCTGCTTTGGGCGCAACGAGTTCGATTGCGCGGTCGAGGACGTTCATGATCGGTGTCCCCCTGGGTACGACCCTCTGTGCCCATAGCCGCGGCTGTGCTCTGCCAACGTCGATTTGGAATCGCTCTTGCCGCCATAGGTCCGGATCTGCTCCTCGATATTGCCTTTCGCCAGCAGCAATTCCGCCATGGGCCGGTACGTGACCTCCTTGCCATCGGGAGACCTGGCTTTCGACACCACGCCTGCGATCTGCTGGTTTATCGAATCGAGATTCGCCTGCAGTTGCTGGAGGGTCAGCGCCATATCAACGTCCCGCCGCCAGACGCTGGCGGCATGTCTTTGAAAACGCGCCAAATAAAGATTCCCGAATTCGGATCATTTGTCTTGCCTTGTCAGCCGCAAAGAGTGATGAATCGTCATGCAAAGGAGATGAGCAGATGGCGACGACGAGCACCAAAAAGAACGCACGGAAGCCCTGGCACGGCTTCGCGATTGAGATCGGGCCGAACACCGACCTGGGCGGCGAAGGCCTCCTGATGTACGAATACGCCAGCAGCGGCTACACACCGGTCGCGGCGGTCAGCACGCCCAACGAGGCGCAGGAGATCGCTGCAAGCTACAAGCCCCAGGCCGCCGGACACTTCAGGCTTTGGGCGCGCGGGATCGATGGCAAGTACATCATGGTCCCGGTGGTCATCAACGGACCGCGCAAATAGCAGCGCCCAACGCCCCGCCCGCGCCCGCCCGGAACAGGCGGGCTTGCGGAAGTGAAGGAGCATTTCCATGAGACTTTTCGCGATAGATACCGACAACGCCATCACAGCCTTCCCCGCCGCCGAGCAGATCCCGGAAGGCCAAGAGCACTTCGCCACCGAAAAGGAGCTTGCCAAGCTCGCCACCAACTGGCCCACCGACCGCCTGGTCCAGATCTGGAACGGCTTTGCCGGCGTCGCCGGATTCGCCGGCGACCTGAAGCCGGTCAAGAAGTTCACGGACCGCAAGAGCGCCGTGGCCCGAATCTGGAAGGCCATCCAGGGACTGGACGGCGCCGCGCCGGAGACGGCCACCGCCGCCCAGGAAGCCGCCACCCCCGCGCCCAAGGTGCCCAAGGGCGCGCCGAAGAAGGCCAAGGCGACCAAGACTGCCAAGGCCAAGGACGCCGCCCCCGAGGCGCGCGAGGGCAGCAAGAAGGCCCGGGTGATCGCCCTGCTCCAGCGCAAGAACGGTGCCACCTTAGCGGAGATCGCGGACAAGATGGGCTGGAAATCGTGGACGGTCCGCGGGTTCATGGCCGGCGCGATGAAGAAGGCCGGGTACACCGTCGAGTCCTTCAAACCGGAGGGCGGCGAGCGCACCTACCGCATCAACTCGTAGCATCGAACGCCTCCCTTCCGCCCGCCCGGCTCCGGCCGCGGCGGGCTTTTCTGCTTGGACACCTCTCCGTGTTGGCCTGCTCTCAGTGACATCCGTGACTCGCAAAAAGAGATTGAGAGCCTGTGTCCACGAAGTCCAGTTCCGCATAAAGCGCCGCGAGATCCTCGATCTCACCGGCCGGAACCGGTTCGAAGATCCTATCTTGCGTCCCGGTCCGTTCCAGGAGTACCTGGCTCAGTTCCTGGAGGGCGTAGCCGACGACATTGGCGTCCCAGGAAGATGCGCCGCGGTCGGCGATATCTCGGATCAGGCCGAGACACTTCCGCGCCGTCTCGACATTGATGCTGCTACGTTCTGATTGCTGCATTTGGCGCGTCTCCTTCATTCGGTTTATCCCGCAACAGCCGCAACTCCCCGGACCAATCCGCCAGCGCCAGGCACAGGCCTTCCACATCCGGGTGGCCGGCGCGAAGCTGCGCCTCGCATTCCGCAATCTCCCGGCGGCAACGGGCGATTCAGG